CTACAACACCATGATCAAGATCGACGATCGAGATTTTGACGACACCAATCCTGGCGTGTGGACGCACAGCTTGCACAGTTTGATGTCAAGAGAAACGTTTACTGACTGGGATCAATACAACAAGGACTCACTAGTATGAATCAAGAACAAAGAGACACTGTGGACAGGATTATGCAACATGCAGAACGAAAGATTTGGGTTAAATTTCAGAAAGAGGGTATCCACTGCTACCCCGCAGCAGCGACTGACCCTGCTTTGGCAACCGGCGATGAGTACGATGTTAGTTTTCTTGGTACACCTCATCGGCATATTTTTCATTTTCGTGTTTGGATTGACGTAATCCACAACGACCGAGACATTGAGTTCATCCAGTTCAAACGTTGGCTGGAGAATCTTTACAGAGACAGCATTTTGCAGCTGGACTACAAAAGCTGCGAAATGATGGCAGACGATCTGTATCTACAGATTGCTGCAAAGTATCCTGACCGTGCGGTCTGGATTGAGGTAGCCGAAGATGGTGAAAACGGCGCCCTCATTAAATATCAAACTCACCGTTCCCAACTTAGTGTTAATATTTAAGGAAGTATCATGGCCAAGCCAACATTCAAACCCAATCAACGCTTGACAGAGATTTTTGAAGATCTCGAAGCATATCAAGAGTTCTGTCAGGACTTTGGGTACCGCTACAACGAAGCGGATCTTTACAACTTCAAGAGCTATGCCTGGCAACAGTATAGCAAGCATGCGCAAGGCAAGAATGCCAAGAACATGTGGTTCGAGGATGCTCGACGTTTTGCAGGATATCGTCCAGCATGAGCGGCGCTCGAGAAAAAGATCAAGCAGATTTTGATCTCGAGCGTTTTGTTGACATGTTCGACGAAGCACTAACCAGTCGAGACCCACGTGTGATGGATGCACTACGTGGTCTCATGATGATGGTAACATTGACTAGACCTGAATCACGTGACTCAGGCTTGCATGACCGCAATTCTGGACCGCTGAGAAGAATGTACGAAGACATGAATCAGTTGCACAGAAGAATAGAGCGTGTGGAAGAACTGTATAGACAAGCAGAACGCAGCCAACGGCAAGTTGAGCCTTACAACTATCCTTACGAAAAATACACCATGGCAGCGGCACAGGACATGGCTCAAACTATGGACCAAGAGTTACTGAATAAACTCAAGCTATCGTACAGAACCAAAATACAAGGATTGAAATGAGAAAACTATATTACATGGGCCTGGAAAGTTATGAAGCCCGATATACACTACAGCTCACAGAGTGGAACCGCCGTGTGTTCGACTCTCGTGGGCTTGACGTTGTTTATGTGCCTGGTACAACCATTGACAACACACAGGCTATCAGCGTAGGACAAGTGCTAGACGCACATGGCCGCAGTTACTTTGCCATGAGCCAAATGATGAACTTGGTTCAGTTGATGAAAAACGGTGAAGTAACCGGCGAAGATGTAATCTACTTTGAAGACATGTTCCAGCCAGGCTTCGAAAGTCTTGGCTACATCATCAATCAGATTCCACGTGAACAATGTCCAAAAATTTATGTACGATGCTTGGCACAAGCAATTGACCCTGACGATTTTGTACACGTATGGGGCATGGAAAAGTGGATGGATTTGTATGAAAAGATGGTTAACGAAATTGTCACCTTTAGCCAAGGCGGGGTACTGGCCACCAACGAGGAAATGGTCGCGCACATGCGTATTGCTGGATGGACTGCTCCGATCTACAACATATCTGGCCTGGCATTCGGTAAAGATGAAGTTCTCGAAAGAGTTGGCGGAACCCAGAACATCCGGCCGTTTGGTTCGCGTTCCCGGAGGGTGGGTTTCGCAGCTCGCTTTGACCAAGAAAAGCAGCCAGGCTTCTTTATGGATCTCATTGAAATGTATAGTGAGCTTACCAGCGAGCCGTGCGAGTTTGCAATCTACAGTGGCGGGCCGCTCCGATCGAATAATCCTGAGTTCGTGGCGCGGGCCCGACGTATGGAAGCAGAAGGCAAACTCCGGATCTACGACAACATAAGCAAGAACCAGTACTATGATCATCTCAACAATACTCGTGTTCTCTTTAATTGTGCTTTGCAAGATTGGGTATCTAACACTGTATCCGAAGCCGACACTTTGGGGTGTAATGTTCTTTATCCTGCATATCGTAGCTTTCCTGAAACTTTTGCAAATGATCCTAACCGGCTCTATGTACCATGGAGTATAGATGACGCTTATCACAAGATGCAAAACCTACTTCGTGAGCCGCATCACAACATGGGACTTATTTCAGATTGGAACAATGCCACTGTGGATCGCGTTGTTGACATTATTACTGGCAACGGTGAGCAATGGAATCGAGCGGGCAATCGCTATCGTGACCACGTTGCTCACGAAAAATATCAAGTTGTAAAGGTAGAATAATGGTGTTACTGCCAAGTGACATCAAATGGGCCCATGTAGAAGCCAGTTCAAAATGTAATGCATGGTGCCCAGCATGCCCGAGAAACAATAATGGGTTTGGTCTATCACCAGGTGTAGTAGAGCAAGATCTAACACCCGAAAAGTTTGAAGAGCTAATCAGCAGCATGCCTAATTTACATGGTGTGCAATTCTGTGGCAACCTAGGTGATCCGCTTGCGTCGGGTTATATTGATCAATTGATAGACATTTCAAAAAAGTATGTTAAAAAAATACAAATACATACCAATGGCAGTTTAAGAAATACTGTTTGGTGGAATAATCTTGCCCAAAAATTAGCAAGCATTGACCACGATGTTTGGTTTGGAATTGATGGATTGTCTGGTGTACACGAACTGTATAGGCAAGGGACAGATTTTGAAAAAATAATCAACAATGCTAGCACGTTTATAAATGCAGGCGGGCATGCTACTTGGCAATTTATTCCTTACAAGCACAACGAGCATCAAGTGATCGAATGCGTAAAGCTTAGTCAACTACTGAAGTTTAAAAAATTTCACCTGGCCAAGCTATATCGTAAAAAAACGCTAGCAAGACATTATAAAACAGGACAAGAGTTTGATTTACTACCTACGGACTCAATGAGGTCGCTGATCAATATAGATCGTGTTAAACTAGTAGTAGAAGATAAAAATTGTATGCACTTGTCTATGCCAAGCGTGTATATTTCTGCTGCAGGTGATATCAGTAGGTGTTGTTATATGTCAAGTACTGAAAAGTTTTCTGGTGTAGAACAATTGTTAGAAACTGTTAGTACTGATCTAACAGATAAAATATGTATTAGGAGTTGTGGTTAAAATGAATGTAGTAGTAACAGGGGCTGCCGGATATATTGGCGGCCAGATTGCTTTGCAGTTGCAAGACGAAGGACACACAGTAACAGGTATTGATCGTAGACCTTTGCCTGGCCATCTCGAAGGTGTAATGCAGTTCGTACAAGCAGACTTTGACAGCGACGAATCCTATCGTAAGCTGGTTGAACTGAGGCCTGATGCTGTGGTACATTGTGCAGGTACCAGCTTGGTTGGACCCAGTATCAAGAACCCCACTGAGTACTATACCAACAACGTGGCCAAGACCATGAACTTGTTGCATATTATGATGACTGCTGTGCCCCGGGCACGATTTATCTTTAGCTCGAGTGCAGCAGTCTACGGCGAACCAGTCATGACTCCGTGCCACGAAGTTGATCCCAAAGAGCCTATCAGCCCCTACGGTGAGAGCAAACTGATGACAGAGATGATTCTGGAAAGTTATCATCGCGCATACGGGCTCGACTATGTAGCGTTTCGTTACTTTAACGCTTGCGGTGCAGACTCACAAGCACGTCACGGACAAGAGCCGGGCGCAACACACATCATTGCTAGAGTGTTAGAAAGTGTTAGAGACCAAAAAGAATTTGTACTCAATGGCAACACTTATCCTACCCCTGATGGTACCTGTGTTCGAGACTATGTACACGTAGAAGACATTGCTCAAGCACATGTGCTGGCATTGCATCACAAGATCCCAGCTGGAGTGTACAACCTTGGCTCTAGCAAAGGAACTTCCAATCAAGAGATTATCGATGCAGCCGTACAGATTACTGGCCAAACAGTCAATGTAGTTGCAGGCGATCAACGTGCCGGAGATCCTCCTGTGCTTACGGCCAATTCTGCAAAGTTCAACTTGGTAGCAGGTGGCTGGCAGCACCACAATCTAGACACAATGATTCAACACGCATGGAACTGGTATGTTCGATAAGATCCTAAAGTTTGAACAAGCGTTGGCAGAGTTCACTGGCGCACCATATGCAATCATGACTGATTGTTGTACACATGCTATTGAACTTTGCCTGCGGCATGATCAGATCAAACAGTGCGCTTTCACTCCGTTTACCTACTTGAGCATCCCAATGACCATGCACAAGTTAGGTATCAAGTATGACTATTACCCGGATTCGTTGTCACACAGGCAGCAATGGACCGGAGAGTACAAGTTTGAAGGTACTCGTATTTGGGACAGTGCGCGGAGGCTGGAAAAGGACATGTATAGACCGGGCCAAATGCAATGTCTTAGTTTTGGGCATGGAAAGCCTTTACATATAGGCCGCGGTGGTGCTATACTGTTAGATAACAAAGCCGCATATGATGCAATACTTTTGCAACGCTATGACGGTCGCGATCTAAATATCTCACCCTGGGAAACGCAACGTGAATTTCGAGTAGGCTACCATTACAAGCCCACTCCTGAAGAAGCTGCACAAGGACTAGCCATGCTAGAAGGCGTCAAAGAACGTCGCCCTGTGCCAGTACACGTGGCTTACCCAGATTTAAGAACTATCACTATCAAGGACTAACATGGCAGACTTACATTACAGACAAGAAGACGGCAGACCTCTAAGCCAGGTCATCCGTGACAGACTCAAGCTAAACAACAAGCGCTTTTGGGCAGGTGACAACATTAGTGAATACATCAGTGATGTTGAGCGTCCTTTGTTGATTGACGAGGCAACTGAAGCATTTGAAAAGGTGTTGGACACCTTGTTGATTGACAGAGAAAATGATCCAAATTCCAAGGGCACGGCGCGGCGACTTGCCAAGATGTACTACAATGAAATCATGGCTGGTCGATATGAGACGAGCCCTAATGCTACAGCTTTCCCGAATGACACGGAAGGAGCATACGACGGTATGCTTGTGGTGCGTTCAGAGCTTAAGAGCATGTGCTCGCATCATCATCAACCTGTGTCGGGTGTTGCTTATATTGGAATTATTGCTGGCCCAAAACTTATTGGTCTTTCGAAGTACACCCGTATTGCACAGTGGTGTGCTCGACGCGGAACTCTCCAGGAAGAGCTATGCATGGACATTGCTCGCGAGATTGAATTCGCAACTGGCAGCAAAGATGTTGCAGTCTACATTCAAGCCACCCACGGATGCTGTGAGAATCGTGGTATTATGGCTCACAGTAGTCTCACACAAACTACAGTTCTAAGAGGCGCCTTCAAAGAAGACCAAAGTGTCAAGAAGGAATTCTTTGACAACATCAAACTGCAACAGGACTTTGCTCCACGATAATAGCATTAAAGTACTACTTTGTAATATCGTAGTACTTTTTTCTTACAATTATATCTTTTGGTTGACGTAAAAAGCCTAAACAGTTATAATTGAGCTATATTAATTGTGTAGAGGTGGTGTTATGAAATTTCGGCGTACTATTCTGTCCGTTGCAGTGTCTATTGCGCTGGTTGCTCTTTCTGGATGTGGCGGAGGCGGCGGAGGCATAGTACGTCCCGATCCTACGCCTATTCCTACACCTCCTGTGGTTGTTACTGAAGTTGCATTTCAAACTCCAAGGTTAGTTGGTACTGTTGATCCGCTGCAAGGCACAAGCTATGTGTATTCGGTCAGCGATACGTATGTTGCACCAATTTCTGGTGCGGGACAGGATTTGATCATTGCAGGGAGAAACACTGCCATCACCAATCCAACTGAATGGAAAAACAGCAACATCCACATGTTTAGTTGGCAAAATGGTGTGTTGGTTGACAAAACTGCACAATGGTTTCCTAACAACACCAACGTGATTACAGGATTCGAGCCAGGAAATTTGCAGTTTGCAGATTTCTTCAAGTCAGGTCGCACTGACATGATGATTGCACCATATTCAGATTATGTGTTATCTAACTCGGGCCCTGCTTATGTGTTCACCAACAACGGATCTAGTTTCAGTCGTCAGAGCATTGACTTGAATGGCGCCGAAGTACACGGGGCAACTATTGCAGATCTGAATAGTGACACATTTCAGGATATACTGTTCATTGATGCAAGAGGTTCCAATACCACTATGGCTATCAATGACCGTGTGAGTAGTTTTGTAACCTACCGAGAGAACGTGACTGTTCCTGGCACAGGTATCCAAGGCAACGCAGTAACAGCTGGCGACTTCTTGAACAACGGCACCACTACACTGATCACCACTGACAATTACAGCAATGCAGGACATGTGCAAAAACTCTGGAGATACAGCATAACTGGTAATCAAGTTGTGTTTACAGAACTAGGTGTATTGCCTACCAGCCGATTCAATACACCTGCTTGGAGAGCAATTGGTGTGCTCGATAGTCACAACATTCGAGTGCTGACACATGACTTTTCAGGAGACGGTGTTGCTGATGCTATTGTATTCAGCACACCGGGCACTATGGCAATTCAGCCAGGTCAGCCCACAGGTACTTACAGCGAAATTCAGTTCTTGAAAAACAATGGGTCGGGCACATTTACTGATGTAACAGATTCTATCTTGGTAGGGTATGATGTTAACACACTGGGCTCGTATCATCCAAAAATTCTTGATCTTAACAACGACGGGTTAAAAGACATCCTGGTCAGCGGATCCAACGGCACCAGTACTCAATTCTTGCTCAAGTCTACTGATGGCAAATACGTTTCTGCACATCGACAGATTGTGCAAGATTTCATGAATCAGATCCGTGTTGCAAGCGGCAGTGATAATCCCAGCAATACAGTTAACCTAATCAAAGATCCTAGTGGCAAAACATATCTAGTCAGCGCCGTGAGTTTTATGAATGGCAGCGACCGACAATTGTCAGTATACGCTAGCCAGCTTGGTGGGCCTAATACAACCACTGCACAAGCAGCAATTGATTTGTTGCAACAGCAATGGCCGTATATGACCACAGCTGGTGCCGATTCTGTACTGACTCAAAGTTCGTCTCTAAGTCTGAACGGCATGGCGGTAATTGACGATGCTGCTATTTTTAGACCAATTGGGCAGTTCCGGTTGCCTATCAATGGCAAACTCATGTCATTGTCTGGCAGTGTAGGCGGACTTAAACTAAATGGTCAAGCTGATGCCGTTAAAGTATTTGACAGCACAGGCAGAGATTTTACTATCAACTACAGTGGCAGCAGTTTCCAAGCGCCGAGCTCGTTTGCTAGCAACATCGACAACATTGACGACGATACTCGCAGTGCCCAATTCAACAGTGGCGCTTCTCAACATTACGCTGGATGGAAATTTATTGGCAACAATGAAACACAAAGTATTGCAGTGGGCTATCGTGCTGAGATCAACTCCAGTACTACTATGAACTTTCAGTACAGCCAGTTGCCATTCAGCCCGTTTGTGCAACTTAGCGGTTCGTGGGGTACAGTCAAAGGAACCGACACCTGGGAAACTACTGTTACCAAACGTGATGGCGACTTGGTCACTAGATTTGGTGCAATGTACTCACAAACAACAATCACACCAGGCTTGGTTACTCGTGTAAATCCCATCACTAGTGTATGGGCCGAAGCAGGCGTAGAAACAAAGACATTCAAAATGTACGGAGGTGTAATGCCTTATGTGGTGTCAGGTTCTGCGGATCTGAATATGCCAATTGCGGTCAATCGCCAAGGACAAGTCAGTTACTCCACTACCAGTGCTAAAATTGCCAATTTGGCAACACCGTATGCAAGACTTAGCTATACCGATCAACTTGGTAACAAAGTGAGCTATCGTGTAAACGCACTTGCCACGACACAGAAACAACATTCTGTAACAGCCGAACTCAAAATTAAATTTTAATATCACCAGTATCATCATGACACAGATCATTTGTACTCAACCCATTAACAAATACCAAACACTAGAAGCCGCAGCTCAGGCAGGAGTAGCTCCGTGGGATCTAAAAGTTGTGGAAATCAGCGACCTTCGCGTTGCTGTGTTTCAAGACCGGTTTCCTGTTGCGCTAGGGCACCTGTTGTTTGTGCCAGTAACCAACAACGGAGCCACAATACAACATTGTTTTTCATCTGCTTACTATCATGGCCAAAAGATGGTAAACGAAGGTGTCTGGGAAGCATTCAATGTGGGATTCAACTGCGGCCCAGCAGCAGGGCAAACAGTGATGTATCCGCATATTCACCTAATTCCGCGACGCACAGGCGACTGTGCCGATCCTGTTGGCGGAGTTCGAGGGGTTATTCCTTCCCAACAGAACTACAAAACTGGCTCGTATGTTTTGCCAGCATAAGTAATTTCTCAACCGGCCTCTAGAGCATCATCCCGGTATACAAATTCTGCTGCCTATGCTATAATTAACATAGGAGATATAAATGGCAAAATTTTATTCAACAAAAACATACGGCACTGACAGGGGTCTGTCGTGCTGTTTTAGACAGTGGAAAGCTACCCACTCTCATTGTAGTACATTACACGGTTATTCAATCGGTATCAAATTGATTTTTGAATCAGAAACGCTAGATGATAAAAACTGGGTCATGGACTTTGGTGGGTTGAAACTGTTCAAGAACTGGGCAGACTCAATGTTTGATCACACTTTGGTCATTGCCAAAGATGACCCAATGTTGTCAGTGTTCAAAGAGCTGGCAAATCAAGTAAGCATGGGTTCTCCTGATCCTGCAAGCGCAGTACCACATGAACGTGGCGCAGTATGTGATTTGCGTATTGTAGAAGGGGTTGGCTGCGAAATGTTTGCCAAGCTATGCTACGATGAAATGTCACGCATTTTAGAAGAACTCAAACAAGGTTCAGCAGGTCGTTATCCAGTCAATGCTAGTGTGCGCCTGGTCAGTGCTGAAGTATTCGAACATGGTGCCAACAGTGCCGTCTACGAAGGTTAATTGTGCAGATCAAGTATGACATCGCTGTATTGTTGGCCACTCGTGGTCGAACAGAAGCTCTGGGTCGAAGTATTCGAAGCCTGGTTGATCTTGCAGATAACCCTAAGGGTTTACAGTTGATGTTTGCGTTTGACAATGACGACAATACTGGAATCGACTACTTTACCCAGGATCTCAAGCCCTGGCTGGATGCTCGGGATATTTCATATACCGCATTGAAATTCAGCCGTATGGGTTACATCGGCCTGCACAAATACAGCAATGCTCTGGCAGCCAAATCAGATGCCAAATGGTTATGTATTTGGAACGATGACGCTGTGATGGAGACGCAGGGTTGGGATACAGTGATTATGCAATATGATCAACAATTTAAACTGTTGAGTTACTGCACACACAACATGCACCCTTACAGTATTTTCCCTGTGGTTCCTCGAGTCTGGTATGAACTATTGGGCTATATCAGCCCCCATCCTACTCAAGACGGATGGGTGAGTCAGCAGGCCTACATGTTGGATATCTATGAGCGTATTCCAGTGGATGTGTTGCACGACCGTTTTGACTTGACTGGAAACAATCAAGATGAAACCTACAACAATAGGCCCATGCTCGAAGGCAACCCGTCGGATCCTCGAGACTTTCATAGTACCAAGATGATGGAATTACGTCATCGCGATGCTGCACGGTTAGCCGAACACATGAAAACTATTGGCGTCAGTACAGAATTCTTTGAAAACATATTCAAAGGGACTCAGGATCCTTGGACCAAATTGGCCAAAAACGACATCAATGGTCTCATGGTGCAATTTAAAAATCCACACCAAGGCTGAATAGAATATGAGTAGGCCATTTACATCTGGATGCAGTTTTGCCAGGATGGGTGACAAAAACAGAAACTCGTGTTATAATGCATGAAGAAACAATCAATTTACGCAAAGACCCTCGAAAGTCTGGCATGTCAAAGGTAACAAGACTATGAAACTCAAAATTAGTGAACTATTTTATTCTGCACAAGGCGAAGGCCGTTTTGTGGGTGTTCCTTCGGTATTCCTACGTACCTTTGGTTGCAATTTTACATGTTCGGGCTTTGGGTGTGCGCCAAAGACCACAAGCACAGAAGCAGACCAAGTGGCAAAGAATGTTCACTTGTACAAAACATTCGAAGAACTACCACTGGTGGCCACCGGTTGCGACAGTTACGCCAGCTGGCATCCTGAATTCAAGCATCTGAGTCCAACGTTTACTCCTGAGCAACTGGTGGAAAAAATCACAGCACTGTTACCCAATGGTAATTGGCTACAACCCAATGGAAATCCTGTACACCTGGTGATCACAGGAGGTGAGCCATTGTTGGGCTGGCAACGTGCGTATCCTGAACTGCTAGATTTGTTGGCAGCAAAAGGCCTTCGCCACATCACATTTGAAACCAATGGAACTCAGGACCTTACCCCCGACTTCAAACAATACTTGTTGGCCTGGGCAGGCGAAGTAACTTTTAGCGTGAGTCCTAAACTCAGTGTGTCAGGTGAGGCATGGACCGATGCAATCAAACCAAATGTGGTACGGGAATATGAAGATCATGGCAATGCGTATCTAAAGTTTGTGGTAGAAAAGGTTGCAGACTTTGACGAACTGGATCGTGCAGTTGCAGAGTACCGAGCACAAGGCTTTGCAGGTCCTGTATACGTGATGCCAGTAGGTGGTGTAGTCAGTGTATATGACGGCAACAGAATCAACGTAGCAGACGAAGCACTCAAGCGAGGTTATTGGTATAGTCCTCGCTTGCATGTAGACATTTGGGGAAATGGCTGGGGGAAATAACATGTTTGATTGGTTTAAGAAAAAGCCCAAAGCAGCCGAAGAGCCTAAATCTACAGTTGCTCCTAAAAAAAAGCTCACTAAAGAAGTACCCAAGGCTGCAGAAAAGTCCCCCAAGCAATTGGCCACAGAAAAAGGTGAACCATATGTTGCTGTGCTAGGAATGGATGTAGATCCTGACAACTTGCATCAAGGTGCATTTGAACTAGACTGGAATGATATCTTTGTGAACCGTTTGGTCAAGGCAGGTTACATGATCAAGAAGGAAGATACCGACGCTGAGATTGTAGATCGGTGGTTCCAAAACGTCTGTAGGCACGTGGTAATGGAAACCTGGGAGCAAGAGCAAGCAATCAAGAACTCTGGCATTTGGGTCAAGACCACAGACATTGGTGGTGGTAGATCGGAAGTGTCATGATTTTTAATCACATCAAACAGCTCAAAGCGGAAGGGAAAAAGATTGGTATTACATTCTCAACTTTTGACCTCTTGCATGCAGGACATATCGCTATGCTGTCTGAGGCCAAGAATCATTGCGATTATCTTATTGCAGGGTTACAAACCGACCCCACAATTGATAGGCCTGACACAAAGAATAAGCCGATACAATCAGTGGTGGAAAGACAAATCCAATTGGCGGCGTGTCGCTATGTCGACGAAGTTGTTGTGTACCAAACAGAACAAGATCTCATTGATCTAATGTTGATCCTGCCTGTGGATGTACGCATACTTGGTGTCGAGTATCAAGACAAAGACTTTACTGGACGCTGGGAAGGTGAACAAAAAGGAATCCAGCATGTGTTTAACTCAAGGGATCACAGCTTTTCAAGTTCAAGCCTTCGCAAGCGTGTGGTTGCTGCTGAAGTAGCAAAGGAACTGACTCGTGGAACCAATCAAGCCTCCTAAGATCATGAAGGTGTACACTCTGATCAAACAGAGCGGGCTAACACTTACCTATATTGGATTCAGCACTGCAAGCGTATCTGTAGGTACCGGATTCTTTCTTACCCAAACCGAAGCTGAGCTTCATAGAACTATAGAACTGCTGAAAGATACCACTAGCCCTAGGCCGTTGTATCATGTGTTTGAGCTAGAGATACCTAATCCAGCCTATCAAGAATGACTGAAGTAATAGTTGATTGTAGCTACCTGCATATGGCCGACCTATGCGACCAGTATATTAGCCCGCGCAAGTTCTATCTACACAACCGTGTTGGCAACGAAGAATGGGATGTTAGTCCATACTATGGCAATACCAATCATCAGCGTACAAAGATAAAACTTGCTGATCCTACGATTCTGACATTCATACTGTTAAAAATAAAATGATACTTTACGTAAATGGATGCAGCCATTCGGCTGCTGCTGAGGCAGCAGTTCCGCATGCATGGTCCTGCGACGATGGCAACCTATGGGGCACAGGGACCGAGCCTCACCCAGCAAATCTAGCAGTCAGTTACGGCAAACGTGTTGCTGATGCACTAGGAGCAGATCTAGTGTGCCAAGCCAGTTCGGGCGGCAGTAATGACCGTACGATTCGTACCACAACTGATTGGATCAACTCTAACCCTGAGTTGTTGGCCGACACCTATATGATTATTCAGTGGACCACCTGGGAAAGAGAAGAATGGTTCCACGATGGAGTTTGGTATCAAGTCAATGCCAGCGGTATCGACGCGGTACCGCCTGAGTTACAAGAACGTTACAAAAACTATGTGATCGGGGTCGACTGGGATAGCAAAACCAAACAAGCACACCAAAAGATCTGGGATATGCATTTGTACCTTAAACAGCTGGGTGTACGGCATTTGTTTTTTAGCGGACATAGCACTTTTAGTGATATCCCGAATCCTCAAGATTGGGGGACTAACTATTTTTTCCCGTACTCAAGAGATCATTCTTATCATAATTGGCTAAAAAACAACGGTGGAACCTACGTAAATGCAGCAAGTTACCATTTTGATGCCGAAAGTCATAGACTTTGGGCAGAATATCTGTTACAATACATCAACGATAACCAACTATTGAGCACGAATGAAATACCTACTGATTGATACTAGCAACATGTTTTTTCGTGCCAGGCACCAGGCGCATAGGCAAAGTGACACATGGACCAAGCTGGGGTTTGCATTGCACTTGACTATTATGAGTGCAAACAAAGTGGCACGTGATCTAGGTTGTGACCACGTGGTGTTTGCACTGGAAGGACGCAGCTGGCGCAAAGATGCTTACAAGCCTTACAAGGCCAACCGTGCTGTAGCCCGCGGTAAAATGACAGAAACAGAAGCAGAAGAAGACAAGCTGTTCTGGGAAACCTACGACGAGCTGACTAAATATTTGAGTACTAGAACAAACTGTAGTGTGATTCGTTGTGCCACAGCAGAAGCAGATGATATTATTGCACGTTGGATTGCATTGCACCCCCAAGATGAACACACAATCGTAAGCACTGACTCGGATTTTGTGCAACTGGTTGCGCCCAATGTACGACTCTACAACGGCGTCAACGATCATTTGTTTACAGTAGAAGGCGTGCGTGACGGCAAGGGCAAGCAGCTGAGCTTTACTATTGAAAGCAACTCAAAGATCAAAGTGGGCAAGGCCCGTGCAGATTTTGAAACTCCTCCGGACTATCAGAAGTGGGTGTTGTTTTTGAAATGTATGCGTGGAGATCCCGGTGACAATGTGTTCTCAGCTTATCCTGGTGTGCGTATCAAAGGCACCAAGAACAGTGTAGGGCTGGATGAAGCGTTTGCTGATCGAGACAGGAAAGGCTATGCCTGGAACAATCTCATGTTGCAACGTTGGACTGACCACGAGCAAGTCGAACACCGGGTGCTGGACGACTATGATCGCAACTGTATGTTGATTGATCTAACAGCACAACCGCAAGCTATCAAAGATGTCGTGGATGCTGCTATTCGTGAACAAGTATTGCCCCGCGATGTAGGCATGGTAGGCGCACATTTTCTCAAGTTCTGTGGCAAATACGAACTTACCAAACTCAGTGACCATGCAGATGCAATTGGTCGCTGGATGAACT